CCCCAGAACGGCCCGGCCCCAGACTCGGCAGCAACCTGGGGCCGGGCCACCCCTCGTCCGAGGAGCCCATCGTGGACGACCTGGAAGCACTGATCGACGCGGCTGGCGTGCGCGGCCACACCCACCACTTCCGCCACCACAAAAGGTGGTGGATCTGTATCGTTCCGCACTGCAACGTCATCAAGATCCACCCATCGAGAGGCTCAACACGATGAAGATCGGAATCACGGGCGGGGCCGGTTTCATCGGCGGCTACGTCGCCGAGATCGCCTTGGAGCGCGGGCACGAGGTGGTGGTGTTCGACTCCCGGGGCCGACACCCGGACGGGGACTCGGACGACGTGAACCGGCTGCACCGGGTGGAGTGCAGGCTCGGCGACGTCCGGGACTCCACGGCGATGGCCGAGCTGGCCGCGCACGTCGACGGCATCATTCACCTGGCCGCGTGCCTGGGCACGCAGGAGACCATCGCCAACCCCCGGCCGGCGGCCGAGACCAACATCGTCGGCGGCCTCAACTTCCTGGAGGCGTGCGCCCAGTACGGCATCCCCGGCGTCTACATCGGCGTCGGTAACCACTGGATGGACAACACCTACTCCATCAGCAAGACGACGGTGGAGCGGTTCGTCCGGATGTTCAACGCCGAGCGCGTCGGCCGGTTCAACATCGTTCGCCTGGTGAACGCCTACGGCCCCCGCCAGTCCGTGGCCCCGCCGTTCGGCCCGGCCAAGGTCCGCAAGATCACCCCCGCGTTCATCTGCCGGGCCCTCACCGGCAACCCGATCGAGGTCTACGGCGACGGCTCCCAGGTCTCGGACATGGTCTACGTCCGCGACGGCGCCGAGGCCCTCGTCCGGGCGCTGGAAGACGCCGCGATCGGCATCGTCTACGACCGGCCGGTGGAGGTCGGCTCAGCCCGCCCGGTCACCGTCCAGCAAGTCGCCGAGAAGGTCCGCGACATCGTGGCCCACCAGTCCGGCTCCCTGCCGGTGGAGATCGTCCACCTCCCGATGCGCCCCGGTGAGACCCCGGGCACCCCCGTGGTGGCCGACACCAGCACGTTGGAGTTCGTCAACATGGACCCGGCCGACCTGGTGCAGCTCGGCCCCGGCCTGGAGGCGACCGTCCAGTGGTACGCCTATCACTGGCTCCCGGGCCACCTCGCCCGGAAGGAGCCGGTCATCGACCTGGCCAGCCGGAAGCCTGGCGGTTTCGTGGTCGGTCAGTCCCGGTTGGGTATCGATCCGCTGTGAACCGGCCGCCGGGCTACGCCGCGTTCTGGACGGCCTCCAGCGACGGCTCCTCCTGGTACCGCGCCGACCAGCCGGCGGCGGCCCTGGGCTGGCGCGGCCACAAGACGTGGGTGTCCGAGGTGCTGCCGGCCACGGTGGCGTCCCGGGCCCAGGCCATCGTCGGCTCCAGGGTGTCGCTGGAGGGCCCGTCCCAGACCTGGGCCGAACTGGCCGGACGGTCGGACGGCCCCCGGCTGATCCTCGACCTGGACGACGACTACTTCGGGGTCGAGAAGCGCAACGAGAACGCCTATCGGTACTGGTCCCGGCCCGACGTCCAGGACCGGCTCCGGGCCAACTGCCGGCTGGCCGACGCCATCGTGGTGGCCTCGGAGCGCATCGGCGAAGCCGTCGTCGAGAACGCCCTGAACCTCGGTTCGGGGCTGACCCAGAAATGGCCGGAGATCGTCGTCATCGAGAATGGCCTGCACGCCGGCCTGCTCTCCGTGCCCCGGGACTACGACCCCGAGGTGCTGACGATCGGCTGGGCCGGGACGTCGGCCACCGCCCACGACTTCGACCTGGTGGCCCCGGCCCTGGACAAGATCATGGAGTACTGCGGCCGGGTCGGCCGGGAGGCCAAGCTCGCCCTGATCGGCCTCCCGGTCTCCAACCCGTGGCTGCGCAAGCTCGGCGAGCGCTGGCCGGTGGAGCACGCCGAGTGGGTGGCCCCGACCGAGCGCTACCACTCGGCCGTCTTCCCGTTCGACATCTGGGTAGCCCCCTACCGGGGCAACTCGTTCACGGACGCCAAGTTCCCGACCAAGGCCCTGGAGGCCGGGTTCATGGGCATCCCGCTGATCGCCTCGGACATCGTGCCCTACCGGGGGTGGGCACCGCCGGGCGGCGGCATCCTCACCGTGCCGGAGCACCAGCCGTGGCTGTGGGGCCGGTACCTGAAGGCCCTCGTCGACTCGCCGGAGACCCGGCGGACGATGGGGGAGGCCGCCCGCTCCCGGGCCGCGCTGAACATCCTCCAGGACCGGGCCAGCCAGTGGGAGGACGTGCTGTTCGGTGCCTAACGGTAACCAGCGTGGCAGCGCCACCGATCGCCGCCGCCGCAAGGTGTGGATCTTCGAGCGGTTCGGCGTCGACGGCATCGTGACGTGCGCGTTCTGCTCGGTCCCGATGCTGCCCGAGGACGCCACGGTGGACCGGATCGTCCCCGGGTGCCGAGGTGGACGGTACGTCCAGGGAAACATCCGCCCGGCGTGCCGGCCGTGCCAGCAGGAGCAGGCCGGAGAACTCGGCGGCCTGGTGCAGAAATGATCCGGTTCGTCCTGATCCGGCTGCCGGAGGGCCCGGCGGTCTGGTTCGGCGCTATCGTTCTGGCCGTCTGGGTCGGCGGCATCTACGCGGTGCCTGGCCCGGTCTCCATCGTTCTGCTGGTGCTGGGGTACGTCCTGGCCCAGGCGTTCACCCATCGACTAAGGAGCATCCGTGGCAAGCAACAACCCCGTCATCGCCTGGACCCCCTACGGGAGGGAGGAGACGGTCTCCATCCTGGCCCGATACATGTTCCGGGAGCACTCCCGGGGCGTCATCGACCAGTGGTGGTTGTGCCTCAATACCGACCCCGGCCAGGCCGAGGACACCCGATACGCCTACATGCTGGCCGCCGCCTACCCGGAGTGGATCAAGCTCAAGGAGCGCCCGGCCGGGCGGCCTCGGCGGACGCCGAAACAGCGCAACACCGGCTACTTCTATGAGTACATGACCGACCGGGACACGGTGTTCATCCGGATCGACGACGACATCGTCTACCTCCACCCCCAGGCGATCAACCGGCTGGTGGCCCACCGGCTCCAGGCCACCACCGGGGTCGCCTCGTTCCCGGTGATGTGGAACAACTCGATCATCTCCTGGTACGCCCAGCAGGCCGGCGTCATCCCGTCAGCGGGCACGCGCACGCTGATCAACCTGGAGTCGTTCCGGGACTGGGTCAGGATGACGGAGGAGGAGCTGAACCAGCCCCCTCGGACTGAGACGTACGACTGGCCAGCGGTCGGCGGCCCGTACTGCATGGACGCCGTGGGCTGGGCTGACGGCCGGTTCGCCGTCGCGCTGCATCGGCTCCTGCTGGAGAAGGTGGAGGCCGGCCGGGCCGAGGAGCTGTTCCTCTACCAGGACTACCAGCTCCAGACCGGGATGCAGTTCTCGGTGTCGGTGTTCGCCAGCCTCGGCTCCCTCTACGCTGATCTGCCGGACGGCCCCGGCGTGCTGGTGCCGTACGAGGAGGAGCACTGGCACACCGTCCACCAGCCGTCCGTGATCGGCTCGCCGAACAGCATCGTGGGGGACGCCCTGGTCAGCCACTACACGTTCTTCCCCCAGGGCCCCGTCGTGCGGGCCACCGACATCTTGGACCGCTACCGGTCCCTGGCCGACAAGGAGTGCGCCCGGTGAGGACGGCCAGCACGTTCGTCATCTGGGCCCTGCTCGGCCTGTTCGTGCTCACCCTGCTTTCGTCCTCGACCACCCCGGGCAACCTGGTGGTTCCTCGCCCTGTCCCACAGTCCAGCCCGCACACACCGGAGAAGTGATGACCCAGCAGACCGCGAACGTCAACGTGCCCATGAACCAGATCATCGACCAGTTGCACCAGAAATACGCCCGGATCATCACCAATCTCATGCAGGAGAACGCCGAGTGGAACGCCGGCATGGACGTGATCATGGCCGAGAACGCGGAGCTGAAGGGCCAGCTCGCCGCGCTCCGGGGCCAGGGTGCCAGCGGCGGCCCCCGGTTCGGCTCGCTCGATCTGGCCGGCCAGGGCAACCCGGCCACCTGATTCACTGAACAGCAGAGGCCCCTCTCCATTTTGGTTGGAGAGGGGCCTCTCGCTCTGGTCCTACCGGCCAGCAGGATGCCTACCCCACGACATCCGAGTTCGGCCGGGGGTCGGTCACCGGGGTCACGCTGACCCGGGTGACGAGGGCGAGCAGGGTGACGACGAGAACCTGTGTGGAGCCGACCAGCTCCTGGCTGAACTCCAGGCCGTACCCGGTCAGCAGGGCGGCCCCGGCGGCCACCAGGCCGGTGAACGCGGCCGGAGCGATCGGCCGGACCGTCACGGCGTTGACGGCGCCGATGACGGCCGACAGGGCCGCGACGATGAGCGCGGCCTGCTTGGCCGAAAGCCCGTCGAACTGGAAGGTGACCAGCACGGCGAGCAGGGCGGAGACGGCCTGCAGGAGCAGGGTCGGCTCACGCCGGATGAGGTTGGACAAGGGGTGCCTCCTACGGGGCGGGGGTGGGCGGTTCGGTGTTGCTGACGATGCGGTTCAGGAACGAACGCATCTGCCAGTTCTCGTTCTTCGGGTCCTCGGCCAGCCCGACGTCGGGGGCCTTGATGACGTCGGCCGAGAACAGCTCCTCGGCGATCAGCTTCAGGGTCGCGGGCCGGGTGAGCTCCTCGCGGATGATGGCACGCAGTTCGGCGGCAGACGCCATGATGTCCTCCTCAGTGGTGGGCTCCGGGCCCAGTTTGACGTTGCTGACTCGACGCCGGAAGGCGTCCATGTTGAAGGACGGATCGGACTTCCGGCCGGGCGGCGAGCAGGTCTCCTTGTGACCGCGCACGTCGGACACCGACAGGCTGAACTCCTCGATCAGCGCCTTGCAGAGCTTGGCGTAGGCGTCCATCTGCACCTCGGGCCAGTCACCGGCAGCGCCCGGGACGCCCACGGCCTCGGCCTCGATACCGATGGCGTGGACCTTCTCGAAGTCGACCAACCGGCTGATTCCGGCGTGGTTGGCCGAGCCGGCGGCGAACACGTAGATCGTCCCGGACCGGCCGATGCCGTACTGGGCCAGCGGGCCGGGCAGCTCGGAGCCGCGCCCGTGCAGCACGGTGTTGTAGCTCGGATAGTCGCCCCGGGCTCCGCCGTTCGCGGTGTGGTGACAGGTGATCGTCCGGATGTCCTGCATGTCCTGCGGCCGGGTGCGGGTGCGCCACCCGGGCACTTCAACCACGGGGTACCCGGTGAGCCGTGCGATGCGGGCCAGACCTGTATACATCGTCATGATGCCTCCTCGTCTACCAGCGTACTGCGGCTTGCCGCCCGGCGCTGATCCCGGAACATCAGGAACGCCGAGGCCCACAGCAGGACGTTGATCGTCAGGTAGACGGCGAGCCGGACCCACTCCCGGCCGGACCAGTCTTGGCCGAACAGGGTGGTCATCAGGGCTAGCGACAGGATGCCGAACGCCGAGCCCAGGAACGCGACCGTGAGCACACCGGCCGTCCGGGTGAACCAGAGGGTGAACAGGAAACGGCCGATGAAGATCAACGACGCCAGCCACGCCGTGCCGATGAGCCAACCGGTGACTAATGGAAGGGTCATCTTCGATCGTCGTCCAATCCCATCGCGCGGGCGAGCCGCAAGCTGAAGTGGTTCTCCTGGAGCATTCTCTCCAGCGATGACACGATGCCGGTCACCTCGGTCTTGGTGCGCACTGCCTTGTCGAGGCGGGCCTCGGCGGCCTCGCGTGCCGCCCGCGCATCGTCACCGTTGGTGGGCTCGATCATCAGTCGGTCCGTCCGGTAGGCAACGCTCGCAGGAGCACCTCAGTCGTCCGGGCCGCAGTGATGAGTTCGCCGAACCGGTCGGCGTACTCGGCGTTCGTCGCGGCTCCGGCCTGGGCCGCCGCCTTCCAATCCTGCTCACGTTGAAGGGATTCTTCCAGCCGAGCTTCCCACTGCACGGTCAGAGCGTCCACCTGCGATCTCGGCACCAACCCACCGGACATGATCAGCCGGAGCCCGGTGACAACGAGACCCAGAACTGTGAGCCACGCCGTACCGGCAACACCGAGGACTTGGGCAGTTGTCACTCACGTAGAGTAGCGGTCGGATCGATCGGTTCCGGCGGTTCCACCCGGGCCGGGGACTCCAATTCGGCAGCCTGGCGCTCCAGGGATTCGACCAGGGACGGCGCCGGAACGGCCACCCGATCCCGCTCGGCGGCGACCAGGGCCCGCATCGGCGCGGCCACCCGAGGATCGGCGTGCTGCAGCAGGAGAGCCTGGGCCGTCCCGGCACCGGCCGTCGCCGTCCCGGCATCGATGGCAGCGGACAGGGCCCGGAGCTTACCCTTGGGCGCGCCGTGCGCGTCCCGGGCCGCAGTCACCCGTGCGCGCATCTCGGTGCGCGCCTTGGCGATGGACGGCGCGGCGAACAGCGGGTGCAGCTCACCCGGGTCCCCCTGCTCGATGAGGTGCTCATGCAGCACCATCTCCAGGACGAACGGGTCGTCCGGTTCCAGGTCGTACTCGGCCGCCCGGATCGCCAGGGTTTCCTTCGGCATCCGCTGGAGGTGGCGAGCGCCGTCCACGGTCCGGGCGATGAACAGGAACGGGCCGACCACCTCGGCCCCGACGATCTGGATGTCGGCCATTAGACGGCTTCGGCCTTGTCGGCTTCAAAAACTCTGGTAAACGTGCATGTAGCCCCGACGTCGTACTTGGTGCTCATGACAGACCAGGCAGATGCCGCCATATCTTCCGCCAGAGTCAAAACCTCCTCCGGGCTCAAACCGTAGAAGTGGTGATCGAAATTCGTTACCGAGAAAGGGCCGATGACGAAACTGCCATGAGTCTCGTTCACAGTGTCCTCAATGCTGGCGAGTACCGAGATACTCGTCACCGTTGCGCCGTCGATTTGCACAATTGCCTCCTTAGATCAGTCGGAATCCCCAGTAGTTTAGTCGTAGTGCGGTAGCGCTACTGATTTCAACGGTAAATCCGGTAGCAGATTGCGTAGATAGCCAACTGGTCGGACCGGTACCGCTGCTCTTATGGATGGAGTAGACCACTCGGGGGGTAGTCGACATGGTGGCGCCGTAGTTCACCGTGAATGAGGTGGCCGAGCCCGCGTCCCAAGTGCCGACGAACAGCGCGGACTTTCCGCTCTGTGGATTATCCGCGCTGAACCGGCCTCGGACCCAGATACTTTCGTCGTCGAACAGGGCGATCTCGGATGCGATCGTGCCGGTGTTGTAGACGCCCATTTTCCCGGCGTCCACGGTGGACAGGAACTCGGCGCCGGACAGCACGCCGGAGCCCTTACGGGACAACGCGGCCAAGTCCTTGTTGAGGAGAAGCTGGCCGCCGGTCTGTGTGCCCGTACCGGCCTCGGAGTAGGTGCTGATCCCTGACCCGGTGTCAGTCAGGAACAGCCTCCCACCGACGTCGCCGATTCCGGTGGCGACGCGGACCGTCTGGAGGTAGATGCCCGAACCGTTGGCCAGGAACAGCCGGTGCCTGGAGGGGACGACTCCAGTGGTGTAGTTGAATGTCCCGGAGTTGACACCGATCTGCGCAGAGTTCCCGCCGTCGACCGGGGAGTTCATGTATGCGGACAGACCGGCCGACGCCGTGGGATTGAAGAAGTCGATCGTCGTCCGGTCCCCGGAATCGGTCATCTGGAGATACGACGAACCGCCACCGGAATACCCGGTCTTGAACACGCCGGTAATGGTGGCCGACCCGTCCGAGCCCTTGATTTCCACGGTCTTGGTGCCGCCGGAGTTGTAGGCGTTCAGGCCGGACGCGGCCAGCTCCACCCGGGCCCCGGACGAGGCGGTGGTGATGGTGCCGCCGACCAGCCAGGTGACGGCGATCGTGCCGGCCGTCACCTTGGACACCGACAGGTCGCTGATGTGCGCGGTGTCGATCAGCAGGGCGGTTGCGCTGGCCCCGGTGCTAGACGTCGACTTGTTACCCGACCGGTCGACGGCCACCACCTTGATCCAGGTGGCTGCAATCGTTTCCACGTTGAACGTCTGCACGGCAGCGATGCCGGCCTGCATCAGGCCGACGTTCGCCGTCATCCGGCCGAGCAGGGTCCCGGCCCCGGTGCTGAAGCCGGCCGACGCCCCGGAGTGGACCTCCAGGTGGTCCAGGTCGGTCTCCAGGTTGTAGGTTCCGCCCGATGCCTTGCCGAGGGTGTGTGTCACCTGGATGGAGATTCGGCTGGCGGCCACGGCCGGCGCGGCCGGGGTGGAGGGGGCGATGGCGTCGAACGCTGAGATCACGTCCAGGCTGGACGACCAGGCCGACACGTTCGGCGGCACCGCCAGGTCCTCGGCCCGGATCTGGAACGAGTAGGTGGTGCCCGGGGTCAGCTCGGTGACCACGGTCTGATTCGTCCCCCAGCTCACCACGGTCTCGGTCCAGTCCGAACCGGTGGCGAACTTGGCCCGGTACCGCAACCGGTAGTACGCGCCGTCGACGATCGTGGAGCCGTCGCTGTTCGTCGGCAGCGCCCAGGTCAGGTTCACCTGGGCCTTGGTGTCCCCGGTCTTGGAGGTGTCGGACTGGTAGGCCGATGTCGTGGCCGCGCCGAACACGGGGGTGTTCGGGACCGAGGTGTCCCCGCTCGGCCGGGACCCGATCGGCTCCTGGTACGCCCCGGACAGGTTCTCCAGGAACTTACCTACCGTGACGGACGTCGACCCGCCCTCGGGCGCGTAGTAGTCCGACAGGTCGTACCAGACCCCGTCCGGGTCCCGGTAGGCCACGGTCCACCAGGCCGGCACCGGCCAGGTCATCTCGGTCACCCGGAGCTTGCGAGGATTCAGCGGCACCCCGTGGTACATCACCTGCACGCCGGGGTCGACGAAACCGGCGTCCACGTCGTGCACGTAGATCGTGTCACCGGTCTGGAAGGTGCCCTTGACGTCGTACTCATCGGTGCTGAGCTGGCTGGCGTACCGCAGGCCGATGTAGTCGTTGAGGTTGACCTGGGCCCGGGTGTTGGCCGCGCTCGCACTCACGTCCGACTCGGAGACGACCCGGGTCAGCACCACCCGGTTGCCGAACAGGTCCTTGTACGGGTTGAGGGCCGCGCTCGCACTCCCGTAGGCGATGCCGCCCCCGGTGCCCTCGGCCACCAGAACCACGTTCGATGTGAAGTCGGTGGCGTCGGTGTCCAGGGACATCGACCCCTCCACGGTCGAGAGGCCGATTTCCTTGCCGCCGTCGCGCCGGACCAGCAGGGCTGTAGGTGAGCTGGTGCTGGGGTAGAGGCCGGAGACCACCCCGGCGTCCACCGTGGCGTCTCCGTTGACCCTCCACTCCACCGGGGCCACGTCGGTGCCGTAGCTGGAGCAGACGAAGTTGAGGATGTCCCGGGGCGTCTTCAGGTTCCGGTTGAACCGGGGCATAGCGCTGTCCGGCGTGGGCGGGTAGACGCTGCCGATGGCGAACGACCGGCCCGGCCCGGCCGGCGGCAGCGCCCGGTTGATCGCCCCGGTGAAGTCGGTCGGCGGGGCCCCCATCGTGGTGATGGACTCGCGGAACACGTACCCCTTGTTGTCCTCGTCTCCCAGCCAGAACGCCATGCCGGGGCCCTTGATCTCGTAATCCTCGGGCTGGGCGAACAGCGACCGGTAGACCCCGACATACCGGGCGGCCCGGAGCAGGCCGTCTCCGGCCGCCTTGACGTCCAGCCGTCCCGGCATCACGACGACGTGCCCGAACGGAACCAGGGCGTTCAAGATCTCCTTGGGGGTGTTCGCCCGCAGGCGAATCGACCAGGACCCCAGGGCCATCACGGTCTCGGTGATCGCCACTACCGACGTACCCCCGTGCTGGTCTCGGAGTTCGTGGCCATGTAGTGATCTCGCAGTACGGTAGCCGCGTCCCCGGCCGCCGCCGAGGCCCCACCCACCACGGCGCCGATGAAGGCGTCCAGGGTGGCTGTGGCCGCCTTGGTGATCCCGCCCTGGGCGGCCTGGTAGGTGACCGTGCTGGCCGCCGTCCCGACGATGTACCGGTTCCCGGAGCCGTCGTTCGCCGTGGCGGACTGGTAGGCGGCGCTGGCCGGTGCCGTGCCCACCTCGGCCACGGCCCGGTAGAACGACTTGGTGGTCCCGATGTCGGTGGCCAGGTACAGCTCGGCCGCCCGGGCGCCGCGCCGCAACGAGATGTCCAGCGTGGTCCGTCCCGGGGCGTTGCCCTTCAGGAGCCGGAGTGTGACCAGCTCATAGTCGTTGCGGATGATGGCGACCGAATCCCAGGAGGTGATCGGCCCGGACGCCGACGCGGTGACCGAGGCGTTCCAGTCGATCCGGTCCCAGGTCGACCCGTCCCAGGCCGACACCTGCAGCGTGGCCGAGCTACCCGGCTGCACGCGCACGAGGGCGTTCTCCACGCTCCAGTTGGCCGCGCTCGCCGAGATCGCTACCCGGGTGGCCGCCCGCTCCACTCCGCCGACCAGCACCCGGGCTCGGCCGATCTGGTAGCTGGCCGGGCTGGAGCCCCAGCGCGGGCTCACCCCGGCCGGGACGCCCCGGTAGACCGTGATCGCCGTGCCGTCCGCGCTGGGCCGGGCGATCGACGTGGCTGGCTGGCTGGTCCCGGTGTAGTAGCCGTAGGCGCCACCTGCAGGGGCGTGCCACTTCTCGCCGGTCAGGCTGAAGGCGTTCAGCCGGTTGATCTGCGTCAGCCGGGAGTCGATGTCCACCGAGCCCTCGGGGCCGTAGTACTCGGCCTGCATCGACCAGGAGAATTTGACCACCTCGTCGGTCCAGTTCGTCACCTGCGTGTTGACGTCGACGATGTTGTAGAAGCCGTCGTGATCGCCCTTCCAGGTGAAGGTGATCGGGACGAACCGGTCCAGCATCCCGAGGAAGTCCTCCAAGCGCTGTTCCACCTGAGCCACGGTCAGAGGCGGGCTGGACTCCTCCCCGCTGATACCGAGCGTGCGCTTGTTCGTCGCGGTGTTGAGGTTGGCTGTCAGCTCGAAACCCTCCCGCAGGGTGATCCGGCCGACCTGAACGACACCCCAGTCTGCTACCGGCATCAGCGGCCCTTCCGTCGCGACCGCTCAACCTCGGAGAGCGCGGTCTGGAGTTTCAGCACGAGGGCCCGGTGGGCCACCGGGTCGTTCTCGTTCCACACGCCCTTCAGGTTGATCGTCAGGTTACCGATGGTCAGCCCACCGCCGGCCGCCGGGGCCGCCCCGGACCGGCTGGACGGCGCTCCGGCGATGGCCATGTCCGGCATCCCGGCGGTGATCCCACCGAGCTGGCGCCGCAGAGCGTTGACGCGCGACTCCACCCCGCCCATGAAACCGTCCATCACCAACTGGCCGGCGGGCCGCAGGAGCTTGGCATCGCGCTCGGCCGGGCCCTTCCAGTCCGGGATCATCCCGGTGATCCCGCCGAGGGTGTTCCGCAGGCTGCCGATCATGCCCCGGATGCCGCTGATCAGGCCGGAGATGATCCGACGCCCGGCGCTCACCAGCCACCCACCCGCGTTGCCGAACGCCCCGGTGATGGCCCCGCGCACCCGACCGGCCTGCGTGCGGGCCTTGTCCGGCAGGGTGCGCAGATAATCGATGAACCGACTCACCAGCTGGACGGCCTTGGCCCTGGCGTTGCTGGCCGCGCTGGAGAACGCCCCGGACATCGACGACCAGAGCCGGGACACGGCCGAGGCCGCCCGGCCGGGGAGCTTGGCGAACCAGGCGATCACCTGAGTCACCGTTCGGGAGGCCCAACTGATCGCCTGGCTGGCCATCCGGGCGAACCAGGCGATCACCCGGGGCACCAGGTTGGCGACGTAGCCGACCAGCTTGCCGGGCAGCTTGGCGAACCACCGGATGATTCCGTTCACCAGGTCAGGGATGATCGAGTGGCCCACCAAGACGTCGTACAGCCACTTGAAGATCTTGTAGATGGCCACGGCGGCGGCAACGATCGGGTTGGAGATGCCGAGGATTTTCGACATCACGGTCTTGATCTTCTCGTAGTTGGTGGCCAGCCAGAACAGCGCCTTGGCGATGGCGCCGACGACGGTCCCGAAGTCGGTGAAGAACTCCCCGAACGACTTCTTGATCCCGGGCCAGTTCTGCTGGATCTTGATGAAGAAGTTGGACAGCATCGTGCCGAACGTGGGTAGCCAGCCACCGAGTTGTGTCAGTGCGTCCGTGCTCATCCCGGTGAGCACCAGCAGACCGGGCGCCAGGTTGGCGAAGAATCCCTTGAAGCCTTCCGCCAGCGGAACCAGGGCCCGGCCGAGGATCGTCCCCATCGCCGTGAGCGTGGGAGTCATCATGGCCATTGTCGAGTCGATGATCTTCAGCGCGGCGATCCACGGCTTGATCAACGGCTTGGTGACCGTATCCATCATTTTCCACCAGCTCTTGCCCAGCTTCTTGAGCTGTTTGGCGACGGCCGGGTCCTTGTTGATGTAGTCGAGGCCGATCGCCAGCAGGCCACCACCGAACAGCATCGGGATGCCGGCCAGCAGGGCGGCCGAGAGACCGGAGACGATGAGCGTGCCGAGCGCGGCGGCCCCGGCCACCACCGTCGTAATGACCGGCGGGGAGAGCAGGACCGCGCCCAGGCCCTTGACGAACATCATCGTGGTGGACGGCGAGAACACCGCCTTGAGCGACTTCTTCAGCATGTCGGTGAAGCCGGACAGGAAGCCCGAGTCGTCGTTGCCGTGCTTGGGCCCGTCGCCCTTCTTCTTGTTCTTGCGCGGCCCCTTGAGCGCCTTCTCGAACTCCTCGGCCCAGTCGTTCCCGGCCTCGCGCCCGGCGTTGCGGATCGGCACGGTGGTGCCGTCGTGGAACTTGTCGGCGTGCTCCCGGCCGGCCCGCTGGGCCCCTTCGTTCGCGGCCCGGTCGAACTTGTCGCCGAAAGCGTCCCCGGCATCGTCGCCCGCCCGCTCGGCGTCCCGGGCGATGCCGTCCCGATCGACACGAGAGGTGATCTCGACGTAGCCCTCGCCGATCTTGAAAGCCTCGGCCATCGTGTCCTCCTATCCGTAGTCGATCAGGTCGGCCAAGGCCGGGTCGGTCTGCAGCACCATCGGCGTGGACTCCACTCGTCCACCGTGCTTCGTGCTCGGCGTGCTCTCCTCACTCGCCGCCGCCATCCGACCGGCGATCACCCCGTCGTACGCGGCCACCCGGTAGGCCAGGGCGAAGAACTGCGGCCCCGGCATCCGGGCGACGTCCGCCGGGGTGAGGTGGTAGATCGCCCGGAAGTCCGCCTCCAGATCGGCCAGGTGGTGGATCACCCAACCGATCTGGTCGAGGCGGGCCCTCAGCCTTTTCCCTGAGCGTCCTCCAGCTCACCCATCGTGATCTCCTGGAGGCGGGCCAGGATGACGACCAGATGCTCCGCCGTGACGTCCGGGTGGGTGGACAGCGCGGTGTAGGCGTGCGCGCCGATGAGCTGGCGGAGCAACCACATCATCGCCCCGGACTCACCCACCTCGGTCATCTTGTCGATGGCCTGGAGAGTGAGCCCGGCCTGCACGGGCACGGTGATGTTGAAGCGGACGCCGTCGATGGCGAACAGGGTCTCCTCGGTCCGCTCCACACCGCCCGAAACGATCTCGACGAACGACGACGGTTCGGGCGGTGCAGCGGCGGCGGCCGGTTTCAGCCGGTCCATCGGAGCCTTGCGGGGTGCAACCACGGGGTGCCTCCTCGGCGGTTGGTCGGGTGGGTGAGGTGGATCAGGTGAGCTGGTCGATGATCCGGAACGGCTTGATCGACGCGCTCACGTAATGGGCCCCGAACGTGACCGGGACCAGGGTCATCTCGTCCTTCTTGTAGGACGACTCGATGCTCTCAATGGAGAGCACCTTGCGGATGACGAACCGGCGCCGCATCGTGGCCGCCGCCACCGTCTGCGGCGCGTAGCCGTCCAGGATGATCGCCTTGTACGTCGGCTGAGTCGCGGCCACGGTGTCGTCCGGGTCGTAGGTCTGGAACGCAGCCGACGCCGTGACGGTGCCGCCGTTCATCGCCACCGAGAGGTTGGCCAGGGTCGGCTCGGCCAGGTTCGTCTTCACCTGGTAGTCGCGCTTGGTGAGCCGGCGGCCGGGCATGTCGACCAACTGGTCGACGTCCATCTCCAGGAAGTCCCGGTCGATGGTCATCTCGACACCGTCCTGCGTGCCCCCGGCGTCGGTCCAGGCACTCGCGGACGGGCTGGTGCCCACCAGGGCGTCAGTGGGCTCGGTGGCCCCGAACGCCCCGGTGTACAGGACGGCCGGGCCGGCGATGAGGTTCGTGGTCGTAACCGGCATCTACTTGCTCTCCTTCGGGCTGGGCTGCACCAGGAGGCCCTGAACGTGGAGCGTGGTCCATTCGGACTCGTCCACCTCCAGTACCGTCTCCGGCTGGATCGTGGTCCGGACCTTGGCCGGCCACGTCTTGGGCTTGTTCTCGCTCACCTGAAATCCTCTCGGCGTAGCGGCCAACGGATGCCGGCCATGTCGGGGTGGTCCTTCCACGGCCGGACCGGCAGTTGCGTCCCGGTCACGTCCCTGGTCTTGCGCCCCGGAAACAGGAACTCCAGCTCGGCGGGGTTGTCGTGGACCAGGATCGCACCCCCGAGGGTGAAGACGTCGCCGTCGTGCGTCTGGAGTGCGAACTGGCTCACGTCTTCACCCACCTGATCTCCAAGTCCTGCTGGTAGTGGGCGTAGGCGGCGGCGTCACCGTTGATCCGGCGGGGCTCGGACAGCGGGATCACGCAGAAAACGCGCACGAGGTTGAAGCCGGTCGGCATGGTGAGGATGCGCGGGATCATCCCGTGGTCCACGGCGGCGGCCTTGATGGCCTCAGCCGGCTGGGCGGCCAGGTTCCACGGCGGCCGCCCGGAAGACGGGGTGACGCCCCAGGAGTCGATCGACATCACCGGCTCGTTCACCGGCACCTCGGTATTCGGGGTGCCCCCGGTGGTGGCCACGGTGGTGAAGCCGGACGCCGACCAGGAGGAGTTGTCGGACGGCAGTTCGGTGGCGACCCGGTTGCCCAGGTACGGCACGGCGGACTTCAGCCAGGCCACGGCCACCATCTCGTTGCTCGGTGTGAACCCCACCTGGACTCCCGGTGCCTTGGCGAAGTAGCCGATGCCGCCGAGCTGGAGGCCACCGGACGTGCCGACCCGTGCCGTGCTCGCCAGCGTGCCCTCTCCGGACAGGGCCAGAGCGCCCGTGAGGGCTCCGGCGGGCTGGCCGAACAGGGACAGCGCGCCGATCCCGGACAGGCCGAGCGCTCCGGCCACCGCCAGCGTCCCGGCTCCGGACAATGCGCCGGAGCCGGACAGGGACACAGACCCGGCGAAGCCACCGGGGGCACCGGAGAGGGATAGCGTGCCGGCGCCGGATAGGGCCCGGGCGCCGGACGTGGCGGGGACGCCGACGGAACCCAGCGAACCGGCCCCACCAAGCGCCAGCGTGCCGGAAACGGACGGCGTCCCCGTGCTGGTGAGCGTACCGGCCCCGGACAGGTTGATCGAGCCGCCGCCGTCCGAGGAACCGGTGCCGGACAGGGCCAGCGTGCCGGTTCCGGACAGGGCCCGGGTGCCGGAGGTGACGGGGGTGCCGGAGGGGGTCAGCGTGCCCGATCCCGCCGTACTCAGGGTGCCGGTCGCTGTCGGCACCCCCGTCCTGCCCAGCGTGCCGGTTCCGGAGATGGTGAGTCCCCCGCTGACGGCGGGCGTCCCGGCCCCGGTCAGCGTCCCGGCTCCGCTGGTGCTCAGTGTCCCGGCCGCGCCTGGGCGGCCGGTGGCGGCCAGCGTGCCGGCGCCGGACAGGGCTAGTGCCCCGCCCGCGCTCGGCGATCCGGCGGCCGCGAGAGTTCCGGCGCCGGCCAGCGCGGCCGACCCGGACGTGGTGATGGTGCTGGAGTAGGTGAGCGTGCCGCCGCCGGACAGCGTGACCGTGCCGGAGAATCCGGTCGGCCCCGGGCTGGCCCCGCCGGGGTTGAAGCGCGGATCGTCGAAGTCGTAGGACTGGATGTTGCTGGAGCCGAGGTTGCCGAACCGCATCCGGTCCGAGGTCAGTCCACCCACGGTGGTGATCGAGCCGGAAATGGTGTCGAGCGGCGTCTGGGAATCGCCCAGGTAGACCCGACCCGTCCAGGTCCCGGTGGAGCCGAGGCCGGTGGCGTCCAGCTCCAGCCGGTAGTAGTTGGAGCCGTTCAGGGTGAGCGCGACCGAGCCGGTGAGCTGGAGGGAAGCCTGGTTGTAGATCTTGATGACGTCGCCGGTACCGATCTGCAACCGGCCCATGACGGCGTCGGTGGTGGAGCGAATCTGCATCCCCAGCACCGAGGCGTCGTTGGCGATCGACCCGGTGGGCCGGACGTACAACGTGCCGCCAACCGAGGTGTCGCCGGAGCCCTCCCGGAGCTCGGCGAGCGTCTGGCTGGCGTTACCAGCCGTCTTGGTGACCCGGAAGCCGTAGATGCCGTGGAACGCGGCAGCGGTGTCATAGGTCAGGGAAGCCGAGGAGCCCTGGGCCACGACGGCGAACGCATCGCCGGACCCGCCGCCGGAGTTGCCGGTGGTGACTGTTACGCCGGATGCCGATGCCCCCTCGGCGGTGTTGGTCTTCACCCCTGGCGCCGAACCGTGACCGCCGCGCCGTTGTCGGCGTAGACGTTGCCGACCGTGACCGTGGCACTGGCGGACACCGGCATGGTGATGGTCCAGCTCGCACCGATCCGGGCGTTGCGGCCGAACCGGTTCCCGCTGATGGTGCCGACCGAGCCCAGAGTCCGGACGGTGCCGGACGTCTTGTTCGCGATGTTGACCGGGATGGCGCCACCGTCGATCAGGTTGTTCCGGATGTCCAGGCCGCTGATCAGGCCGACGTCCGGCTTGATCATCAGCACGGCGTTGGCGTGGGTGGTGCCGTAGAAGTTCGGCGCGTACTCGGGGGCAATGTTGCCGATCAAGGTGTTGCCCCGGATCACCGTGCCGGAGCCGGATGAGATCTGGCCGTCGTCGGAGTGGGTGCCGTCCGCCGTGTCGGCCTCCCAGTAGAGGTCATGGACGTAGCTCTGCCACACCTCCACCCCGCTCGGCCCGTCCGGGTCGTTGGTGTCCTGCACCCGGAAGCCGTCCACCACGTGGCTGACGTCGCACCTCCGCATCGTCCAGTTCCGGCCGATGATGCCGACGCGGGAGTTGTCGGGGTTACGGGGCCGTAGGGTGCAGTCCACCAGGTCGATGCCAATCCGGCCGGCGTCGTACGCCTTCACCAGGTGCCCGGAGCCGAGCGGGCCCTGCAGCTCGCAGTTGCGGTACGTCGCCCGGCCGACGCCGACCGGCGGGGTGATCTGGCCCTGGATGATCAGGTTCTCGTACACCCCACCGGTCGCCGGGGTGTGGTTGGCGATGGTGAAGCGAGGGATGGCCGGCCAGGCCGGGTCGTCGTAGCACCCGGTGTTACTCGCATCGGGGTCGTAGGTCTCGGCGACCAGGGACTCCCGGTAGGCACGCTCGGTGCCGAAGCCGACCAGGACGGTGGCCGCGCCGACCCGGCCGTCCTGGTCGGTGGCGGTGAACGTGAGGCTCGGCATGGTCAGACCGTGACCGTGAACGTGGCGACGGTCCCGTTGTCGCTGACCTTGGTCACGGTCTTGCCGGGCGCCGTGAGGATCGCGCTCCCGGCCGTCACCGTGACGGTGCCGGTGTTGCCGTCCTGGTCCGTGCCGGTGAACACCGTGACACGCGGGTCGTAGTCCACCGTGATGGTGGCGATCTCGCCCGGGAGGTAGGACGACTTGTTCGTGGTGACAACGGGATTCGCCATGCTGGGGCCTCTTACGTCTGGGTGTAGGTGAGGGCCAGGACGTAAGTGCCCTGACTCGCGAACGCCTGGCTGGTGATCGAGCCGCCGTCCTGGTAGTTCCCGGTGCTGGCCGAGTGGACCCCGGCACCGATCAGCGTGGTGCCGGTCGGGATGTCGAACGTGGCCGAGGCCGTGATGACGCCGTTGGACGGCGCGCTCCAGCTCAGGGCCTTGCGGGCGTAGGCCGGGCTGCCGCCGGCCGGTTCGGTGCCCGCGCTCGCCCCGGGCGCCGTGGTGTAGACGGCGGCCCAGGTGGCCGAGGCCCCGTAGGCAGTCGCCAGGGCGTTCTTCATCGTTGCGGTCTGAATGGCCATCAGGCTCTCCCAGGTCGGATGCGGCGCTTGGTGTAGAGGGCGGGCCTCATGAACGCTTGTTCGGGCGTGCCGGGGTGGTTGACGACGCCCGAGGCCGCGTAGAAGCCCGTCTCCCGGTTGGCCAGAGCGTAATCGCCGTGGGCCCGGATGATGTGCGGGCGGGAGCCGTACTCGGTCGGCGCCCAGTGGTCGGTTCCGACGAACACCCGACCGGTGTCCCCGGTGTGCAACGAGTGGATGGACGATGCCAGTTCGCCGGTATCAACCGGCACCTTGCGGTTGGCGTCACGCTCAACGGCATCTGTCACATTGCCGACGCACCGGTCCGCCAGGGCGTCGATCTTGGCGAAGCCGGCCGGGTCGAGAACGACAACGGTACGCGCCATGATCATCACCCGGGCCTTCTCGGCATCGGTCCTGTGTCGCCCACCGGCCCGTTCTCCAGGCCGGACGACTGGTCACACTCTAGCTGGTCGGCACGCGCTCAAGGTCGAGGCGGACGTCGTTCTTGGCGATCGGGTTCGACACGGTGGTGACGGCGCGCACGGCGTAGTAGGTGACACCGTCGCGGTCCAAGAGCCGGTCCCCCTGGCGCACGTCGGTCCCGTACTTGCACCGGCCGCTGTAGGTGAAGACCGATTTCTGCCGGTCGTCCGCGTGATCGGTGGTGGTCCGGGCCGTCTCCGTGATCGCCATCGGCACGCCGACCAAGACCACCGTGGCCGCGTCGGTCGGGTCGTCGAAGACGTTCACCGTGCTGCCGCGCAGCACCGACACCCGCGTGGTTGGGAGCGCTCTCACAGAGCCCGCCAGGTCGATACCTCGTCCGAGGTCTCCACGCTGAAGTCGTAGGCGAACGCCCCACGCTGCACCCGGGTCCCGGGCACCAGGGTGGTCCGGGAGCCCTTCCAGGTGAGGTTTTTCAGCGACCGGGCCGCCAGCGGGGCCAGCACCTTGGCCCACTCGGCCGTACTGGTCACCGAGAGGCCGTCCGAGGTGAGTGAGTCGTACTGGGCCGTGCCGGTGACGTCGGCCTGGGAGGTGATCCACGCGGCCTGCCACTTGATGGCCGCGCCGATCCAAGACAGGTCCCGGGCCGAGATGCCAGCCGAGGCGTCCGGCGTCCGGTTCAGGTAGATCGTGATGATGCCGTCAGCTTGAGCCAGCTCGGCCGCCGTCACCGTGACGCCGGTCTGATTGGCCACGTCCGAGATGGTGATGCCCCAGCTCACGGCGCCGTCCTTTCACGTGCGGTAGGGGCCGGCCGGTGGGAACGAGGAGGCCCACTCTCCCACCGGCCGGGGTCTACTTGGACGAACGGTCGTCGTCCCGGCTGACGGGCTGGCTGTTCTCCAGGTCCTCCCGGGTGACCCGGTGGCCGCCGTCCGAGCCCTCACCGGGCTCGACCAGGCTGGTGCCGCCGAGGTCGTTCAGTGCCGCGCTCGGCGTGTAGGCCAGGGCGGCCTCCTCCGGGCGCTCGGACGACGCCGGGACGCACTCCACCGAGTAGGTCAGGTCGCAGGACCCGGCCAGCTCGTCCGGCTCCGAGGCGCCGTCGAACGTGGCCTCGGCCCGGGGGTGAAGGCCGACGTTCATGGCCTCCTGGAGGACGGCCAGCTTGTTGGCCTCGTGCATCGAGTCGTACTCGGGTGCGTTCCAGTCCGAGGTGGCGCTGGACTGGTCCCGGGTGGACACCCGGGCGGCCTGGACGTGGAACACCCGGTGGAACCGGCCGTCCGCCGGCCACGGGTCGCGGCCTTCCAGGTCGGGGGTACGCCGCTGGACGATCTGGTGGTCGGTCAGCGGTCCTTCGCCCTTCTCCCGGACGGTGCCGGACCGGACGATCTTCTCCTCGGCCGGGGCCTGCTCGACCGGCTTGCTCTGCTCGTTCTTCGCCATGCTGGGCTCCTCAGCCGTTGGGCACCGGACCGGTGGGCCCCGGGATGTCGAGTCCCGGGGCCCGACCGAATCTTAGGTGCGCTCCAGGATGGCGAAGGCGTTCTCCGTGCCGATGTTGAAGCCACGGCGCATGGCCGCCTTCATCAGCGCCTCGTCCGTCAGGAAGCCGACGCCGGCCCGGGCACGCTGGAGGGCGAACCCGGGGTTCGGGGTGGCGATCTGCGGCGAGAGGTTCGCCATGCCCTTGATCAGCAGGTCCCGGTTGCCGATGATCAGCAACGGGTTGCCGGTCGGGTTGGAGGTGTTCGTGGCCGACACCCGGGCGCCCATCGACCAGGTCACCGGGTAGCCGAACAGCACCGCCTTGGCGATTCCCTCCATCGAGGGGGTCTCGTTGAAGATCGGCCGGCCGTTGAGGTCGACCAGGCCACGGAACAGCGCCTTGAACGACGGGTGCGCGATGACGAAACCCTGCGACTCGTCGAAGAAGTTCGACTGCTCGTACTTCCCGACGAAGGTGTTCAGGGCACCGTAGGCACCGGACGCGCCGAGCGCGGCCCAGGTCGCGGCGGTCACGGCCTGGTAGTTGGTGTCGGCGGTGTAGGCGTAGTCACCGGACGCGGAGTTCGTGGTGCGCAGCGCCTTGTAGACCGACGTGTAGAGGACGGTGGTGCCGTTCTCCGCCGCCGAGGTGCCCAGGGTGGCGTTGTCGAAGAACTTGGCCATGTTCCGGGCCGCACCCTGGCGCTTGGTGGCCAGGATGTCGACCGTGGTGTCGACCAGATCTTCCTCGGCGACGCGGAGCACGCCACCGGCCTTGCGGGCGACCAACTGAACGTAGTCGTTGACGCCGGCCGTCTCGGTGTACGCGGCACCCTTGGCCACGGACGAGATGGCGAAGTCACCGGAGCGCGGCACCTGCTTGGTGTCGGTCGCCATCGGCTCCGGCCGGGCCAGGGCCTCGGTCGCGCTGTTCTGCATGAGGGCCTGGATGGCCACGTCACCGGTCTGGACAGCGATCCAGCCGGTACCGAACGTCTCTCTTGCCACGGGTTGTGTCCTCCTCGGACGGGGGTACGGTCTGGATCGCTACCCCCGTCCGGGGACCCATCTGCCAGACGTCCGTCTGGTTCCGGATGTAGCTAAGTCAGGGCCAGGTTACAGCAGGTGACCCCTACCGGTAACCGGCCTGCCTCATCATCGCCTGCGACGTCTGCCGGGACGGGTCCTTCGGAGGGGTGTCGTTCACCGGAGCTGTGCGCACCCGGGGAGCTCGGCGTCCGCCCACAGACTGTGCGAAAAGCTGTGGATACTCCTCCTTGAGTTCCTCGATCTCGTCCTCCAGATCGAACGACCCGTCCCGGTCGGCGGTCAGGTCCGAGGTATCGATCAGCCGGGCCAGCCGGGCGGCCTGCTTGGCCGTGCCGCTGAAGCCGGCGGCGGCAATCTGGCTGGCCGCCGCGTTCTGGATGGCGATGCCCCGCCAGCGCTTGCTCTCCGAGTCGTCGTCCTCGTCCGGCTCCTCCCGGCCGCTGTCCAACTGCTTCTTGAGCTGGTCGTCGACGGTCGCGCTCGCCTTGCCCTTCGGCCCCTTGCCGGTGAGCCGGGTGATCCGGTCCTCCTGGCGACGGATCTTGCGCTGGAGCCGGTCGTAGTCCTCCTTGGACGGCGGGGTGTACTCCTGCTCGCCGTCGTCCTTCCCCTCGTCCTCGTCCTGCTCGGCGTCGCCGAGGTCTCCGAGGTCGTCCAGGTCGGCCGGGTCGATGTCCTGGCCGTCGTCGTCCGGTCCTATGCTCACGATCTGCCTCCTACGTGGTGCGACCCGTCCGGGTCGTCATGGTCAAGACTACGGGGTGTGAGGCCCTGGTCCCCGGGCCGCACGGGCACGGTTGCGGCGGGCGATCTCGGCAGCGGCCTCGGGCGATCCGGGCCGGGCCTTGAACGCGCCGTCCCGGAGGTTGCGCCGCGCCCGGTCGATGACCGACTTGGGGAGCAAGGTGGTGGCCGACTTCACCAGCCGGTCTGCCGCCCGGAAGCGGGCGGGCTCCGAGGCGTGGTCGGTGAGTCCCCGGGCCACTGACCGGGCGGCCTCCCGGGCCAGCGCGACGTCGATGTCACCCGGCTCCAGATCGGTCAGCTCCAGTTGGCACCTGCAGTTCGGGTGCAGCGGCGGGCCGAGCAGGGGGCCGAGCTGGACCAGCGCCTTGTCGGCGTAGGTGAGCCCCGGTGGGAACGGTGCTCCAGGCCGGACGACACGGCCGGCGTAGGCCAGGCAGTTCAGGCAGGCGTTGCGCTCGGCGATCCACACCACGTTCAGCCCGGACTCCCGGGCCACCTCGGCCACGCCGAGGGCGATCCCCCGGTGCGTGACCCACGAGGCGTCGGTGCGCTGCGTCCGGACGGCGGCCTGGGCCTTGCCGACCACGGCCATGACGTCAGCCTGGTCCGTCATCGGCAACTGAGTGGACAGCACGATGGCCGCGTCCAGGTGGGCACCGGCCCGATCGTCCGAGGTGTCGATGACCCGCTGGAGCACCTCATCATGCAGCGGCGTGCTGGTCCGGGCGTCCACCTTCCCGGCGTTGCCCAGGACCACGCCCCGGGTGATGGCCACCTCCAGCGCCGAGCGGGCCGAGGGCACCAGTTCGGACAGGAGCCGGCGGACTAGCGTGCGCAGCACGTCCGGGGTAGCCCCACGCATCAGCGCGCTGACCAGGATGACGGCCACGGCGGCCAGCTCGGCGGCGAGCCGGGCGGACGCCTGGGCCTGGGCCTCCTGCTCGGCCTTCAGCGCGGCGGCCTCCCGGCGCTCCCGGTCGGTCACCAGTCCCCCGTGTCGTCGAACCGTCGACCTGCGATGATCTCGCCCAGGCGTTCGCGCTGAACCTGCACCCACCAGCGCAACCGTGTGCGCCACGGCGGCGGCGGGATGGGCGGACGAGTGTCCGGGATCACACCCTGGTCCATCAGGAGTTCGTCGGGGACCTGGATGTAGCCACCGAGCTTCACCGCCTTCAGAACCTCCTCGTCGCTCATGCCGTGTCCGCCGTCGCGCTTGCGTTCACCTGGGCCAGTACCAGCTCAACCGCGCTGTTCGCGGCCTCCTCGGAGATGACGCCGAGCGCCACCCCGCTAGACAGGTCACGCACGGCCGTGCCGATCTGGCCGAGCAGGGCGATCCGCTGGGCCAGGGTGGCCGCCTCGGCCCCGGCGTCCAGCCACTCGGCCACCATCTCCGGCCGGTAACCCGCCTCCATGAGGGTCTGGTCGGTCGGCACCCCGGCGTCCTGCTTGGCCTTGGCCACGGCCCAGTCGTCCAGGCCGACCGCCGTCTGCACGGGGGCCCACCGGACGTCGATCGCCTTGACGCCGACGCCGGCCAGGCCGAGGGCGAACAGCCACTCCTCCCGCAGCGGGGACGTCTGGAGCACCTGGAGCCATTCAATATCCTTGACCAGCGGGGCCTCGGCCACCTTCAGGCTCTCACCGGACGGCGAGTCCCCAGAGGGGTCGAAGTAGTGCAGCGGGGTGTTGGTGGTCTGGGCCATGATCCGGATGAACAACTCGGTCGGGTCGATGAATACCTTGGGGTCGGCCGCGTCGAACTGGCCCACCTCCTTGGTGCCGGCGAACGTCTGCATGGTGCCGGGCCCCGACCGCATCCCGGTGGCCTGGGCTCCGCCCCGGGTGCGTCCGTCCGGGCTCACGGTCCCGGCATCCAGGTCGTCCACGTACTGAGGGTCATCGTTGTTCTCGTCCAGCGTGGCGTCGGGGTCAAGGAGCTGGTACCGCTGGGCGTGGCCCTGGCTGTCCGTGGTGGTCAGCATCGTGATCAACTCCTTGTTGATCGCATTCTGGGCCCCGTAGCCGGCCAGGTGGACGGGCTTGCCGTACGGCAGTCCGGTCCGGTGGTGGAAGACCGGGATCTCGCCGAAGTCGTGCCCCTCGATCGGATCGCCGTCGTCGGCGTACAGCTCCCAGCCGTCCGCCTCAGCCAGGTTGCCGGCGGGCTTGGTGATCCAGTGCTCCACCCGGTCGCGGTACAGGAGGTCGGCCCGGTGCAGGACGACGCCGAAAGCGTTCTTCGGCAGCGCCCACCGGCTGATGGCGAACGCCTTGCGACGGTGGTTCTCGGGGTCGTAGAGCACGCGGACGTTCTTCGGGCCGTGGGTGGTGAACTCCACCCCACCGGCCACCAGATCGTCGTCTGCGGTGCCCTCCTCGTCCTCGTCCGCCTCGATCGGCCAGACCATGACGTAGGCGTCACCGTAGGTGAAGGTGTCGCGGAACAGGCACGGGTAGTGGATCGCCATCTCGTTGGCGTCCCAGATCTCGGTAAGGCGCTCGGTGGCCCGCTCGTTGTCGGCCACCTTGATCATGTCGATTTCGCACCGGTCGACCCGGACGCCGATGGCCGTCTTCAGGAGGTTGAACCGGTAGCCGTCACTGGTGGCCAGCAGGGCGTCCCGGATCGCCTTGTCGGCGAACACCTCCTCCACCGTGCCGTTGGCGTAGGTCTCGGCCTCCAGGTAGCCCGGGAGCGCCTTCTCCAGCTCGGCCCAGCCGTGCAGCAAGTCCTCAATCATGACGCCCCTACGTAGCTGGTGGTGGTGGCCGAGGCCCTGGTCTTCTTCGGTGGGCTGAGCAGGTACCGGACACCGGTCACAGCCCCGTCTATCACGTCATCGTATTGCGCCCGTGGGAAGCCCACGGCCTGCTCCTCCAGCGTGGCGAACCGCTCGGCGTGCCAGACCCGGCCCCGCTGCCAGTGCTCCAGCTCGGTGGCGAACCGCACCTCCTTGGGCTCGGAGCTGTGGACGGTGACGACGCGGACGTTCGGGATGCCGCTGAAGACGTCCTTCCAGAGGTCGCCGCCCTGGTTGGTCTCCACCACGATGACGCTGATCTCGGGGAACCGGGCCAGGAGCTTGATCACGTGGGCCTTGAGGTGCTGGCCGGTGAGCTTGACGCCGGCCGAGTGCTTGATGACGCAACCCATCGGCGCAACGAGCCGAGCGGGCTCACGTCCCTGCGGTCGGGCCCGTAGCTCCGGGAGGAGACCGACCACAGCGAGACCGGTGAAATCGCTGGTCTTTCGGCTGGTGACGGCGGGGTCAACGGCAAGGACAGTTCGGGTGCAGCGCCGTCCTTCGGGCTCTCCATGCTGGAAGTCCTCCCTGACCCAGTAGACGCCCTCGCGGGCCATCGGGTCGTTGGCGTAGTTCTTGGCGAACGAGCGGGTGTGGCGGATCGACTGCAGCCAGGCCGTGGGCCACTTGCTTGGCCAGATCGACGCCTCGGTGCCGTCGTCCAGGGTGACGAACGGCGCGTGGTGGTGGGGCCGGATGTGGTTGTCCTTGATCCAGTCCGCCGTCTCCACACCGTCAGCGGCCTTCACCAACTGGTGCATGATCGAGCCAGGCATGGTGACCGTGCCGACGAACACGACGCGGGCGTAGATGTTCAGCGGGAAGATCGCATCGGTCACGGTGTCGAGGCGCTTCTCGGCCTGATCCTTGGAGTAGCTGCCCTCGTCCGGTTCGATGTCGTCCAGGATCAGCAGATCCGGACGCTTGTCGCCGACCTTCATACCGAGCACGGCCGAGTCGATACCCCGGGCGGCGAAGATCCAGCCATTGGCCTGGTGCAGCATCCCGGCCCGGTCGGCCACGGTGGAGCCAGCCCGGCGTCGGGCGGGAGCACACAGCTTGGGGTAGTCGTGCTGCAGCAGGGCGTTGGTCTCCAGCTCCAGCTTCAGCGTGGCCAGGTGGCCCTCGGCCTGGGCCGTGGCGTGAGCGAACGCGGCGGCGAACTTGGAGTGCCCGTTGGCAGCGGCCCAGACGGGCAGGATCAGGAACCACCATGTGCTCTTCCCGCACTCGCGGGGGGCGATCTCGGCGGTGCGGTGCTCCATCGGGCCGGACACCGGCTTGGCCCAGTTGAGGGCCTCGGTGGCCCAGTCGAAGTGGGGTTGGGCCCAGGTGAGGTTGCCGTCTCGGTCTTTCAGGTGGTGGCCGAAGTAGAGCACGGCGAACGCCACCGGGTCGGCGCCGAGCGCACGACGGATTGCGGCCTGGCTCTGCCCTGGCTGGAACGGGAGATCAGCGATCTCGGCGTCCAGTTGGCGGAACCAGGCCGCGCTCCATCGGACCATCAGGTGGTGGTCCCCTTCCGGTGGTAGAAGCACGAATCGTCGCACTTCAGGTGGCCAGGGTGCGGCTCTACCAGGTCGTAAGTGTCGCCCTGGTAGATCGGCCCGTTGCGGTACTTGTCCTCGACCGCTTCACCCTTGATCGGGGTCATGAGGCCCTGGCGCGGCCCCCGGTCGGCGTAGTCCATCAGGTTCCGCTTCCACTCCGGGTCGGGCTTGGACCCCTTGCGGACGCCCTCGGCGAAGCCGTTCTCCCATCCCCTGCTGTAGGCGAGCACAATGCACACGATGCCGGACAGGCCGGCCACGGCGAGGTACGAGAGGACCATCATTCGTGGGCCGCCGCGATGCTCGCCTTCAGCGTCTCCAGGTCCTCGATCAGGCCCCGGTAGGTGGTGAGGGCCCGGGTGCAGTCCTCCCGGGCCAGGGCGATCCGGGCCACGGTGTCGGCCGACAGCTCGGCGTTGATCAGCGTGAGCGCCTTCTCCCCCAACTGGCGGTCGATGAGGGCGATGTGCCGCATAGCCGTCTCCAGGGACGCGACCATGTGGCCGATGTCGGCGACGTGGAAGTCCTCGACCCCGCTCACCGGCAGGCGTCCAGGGCCGTCTGGAGGCTCTCCAGCTCCATGCCGAGGTTGGCCGTGGCCTGCATGGACTCCTCCAACTGCAGGACCGACACGCCCAAGGCTCCGGTGACGATGTCGGCCTGCTCTCCGGCGGCCTGAAGGGTCTGGACGATCGATCCGAACGCCTCCTGGCTGGCCCAGTGCTCCACCTGCGAGTCGACCCAGATCTTCACCTCCAGGACGGCCCGGGCGCACGTGCTGAAGGTGTCGATCGCCCCGTTGATCTGATCGGCCACCTCGCCGTTGGACTCCAGGGCTCCGGCCACCGCGCTAGCGGCCTGACCCAGGTTCTCGATGCTCATGTTGTACTCCCCGTGCTGGTCGATGGGTGTTCCGTTCAACCGCTACGCTACACCCCTACACAGGGTCGTACAACTTACTCAGAGGTACTGGTCATCCGGGCGATGGCGTCGGCGGCGGCGGCCTCGGCCACCCGATCGGCCTGGTCACTCACCGTGACGTCGGCCTTGACCGGGGCGTCCAGGCCGAGCACCTTGGACGCGCGCTCACCGATCTTCAGGATGCGGTCGGCGGCGGCCATCCGAACCGAGTAATCCATGATCGGCTGGCCCTGCTCATCGAACATCGGCCGGCCGTTGCTGTACGCCTGGGTCGGTGGCGCGTCCATAATCGCGGCCATCTCCTGGCCCAGAACGTCCAGGCTGTCCAGGTACTTGGCCCGGCGCTCGGCCAGATCCTCCTCAGGGATGCTGGCCTGGACGTTCTTGATGATGGCGCTCACCCGTTGCTGGTTGATCCCGTGCTGACGCGCCAACTCCTCCTGCGTGGTGCCCAGCACCCATGCGCGGTAGATCGAGCCGTTGCGGCCCTCCGTCGGTCTAGTCACGGAACGGGTCACCCTCCTCTGCACTACGTCCTACTACGGGGAGTAGTAGCTGGTTGCGCTCGGCCCAGGCGTCCCACTGTGCCAGGTCCCACACGGGTGTCGCGGTGAGAGTGACCAACGGCTCAGGAGTGAGCACCGGGGGGACCGGGCGTCGCCCGGCGATCACGTGGCCGAGCCACGCCTTGGTGACGCCGAGGCGCTCGCACACCTCAGCAGTGCCGCCGAGGGTCGGAAATACGGCGCGCGTCTTGATCTCACCAACGATGGAAGCCACCTGGTGGTGTACATGCTCCAGCGCGCGCTCGGCCAACTCCCGGGTGCCGCCGGGGCCCAGGGCCACCAGCATGGCGTGCAGCTCCTCGTCCATGTGCCTATCGTACACATGCGAAAGGCCCCGCCGAAGCGGGGCCGTGTTCGCGCTGGTCAGCGGTAGTCGGCGTTGCGGGGGTCGGTGGACTCGATCACGTCACGGCGGTCAGCGATGGCCTCCAGGAGCTCCTCGGCGTTGCAGACGCGGTAGGTGGTGTCGCCGCCGATCCACTCGGCGAGGTCGTCAAGGCGGGTGTACTCGGCGGTGCGGGCAGCCTCGGTGGGGAACTCGGCGAGTGCCTGCTCTGGGGTGATCAGCGTCGTCGTCATGTCCATGACTCTACACCCGTGTACACCCTGTGGCTAGCCCTCGTCCGAGACCAGATCGAGAAGCTCGGAATCCTGGCTGGCCCAGCCCGGGCGCACCCGGCCCTCGCCGAGCCACGCCTGGCGCGACGGCGGATCGATCAGCGCCAGGCCGAGCCGGATCAGGCCCTCGGGGTCGTCGCGGAAGTGTCCGACGATGTTGTTGCACGTGTTGCAGAGCAGCATCCTCACCTCCCCGGTCCGGTGGTTGTGGTCCACCGACAACCGGCGGGCCTTACCGGTGGCCCGCCGGCACCCCCAGCACCGGCCGAGCTGGAACACCAGCAGGAGCCGGTACATCGGCACGGTGATCTTGTACGTGCGCACCACGTACGCCTCGTGCGCGGCCTCAGACGCCTCTGTGCGGGCCTGGCGTGGCTTCCGGGGCCCGGCGGACGCCGGAAGGCGTCCTCGACCGTTCAGCACGGCAGGAACGTTTCCAGGATCGCCCTGGCGAGCAGGGGCGGCACAGCGTTGCCCACCTGGAGGTACCGCTTGCCGAGGCCACCCGCGAACCGGTGCTCCGGTGGGAACGACTGGAGCGCGGCGGCCTCCTCGACCGTGACCCGAATCGACGTCGGGCCGAACTGTGGCTCGCCACCGGCTCTGTCCTTGTGACCCGGGGCGGCAATCCGAGGGTCGCCCTGGACCGTGGTGGCCGGACGGCGATGCACCCACTCGACATTGCCTACTCTGCTAGCGTGAACTGTCGGAGCCCGCCCCGACAGTTCACGCTCGGTACCGTTGGCCATCCGGCCGGATCGGTACACCCATTTGTTCCGGTCGATCTTGCCGGTGACCGTAGGGGACGGCTGGTCAGTGGTGCGTTCACCCCGAGCCGCAGGATCACCTCCGGTGCCGTAGTTGGAGCGCATCACCCCGTCGAACCCCAAGGCATCGGCCATGCTCACCCAGGGCAAGACACCATCGTCCAGGCGTGACGGTGAGCGCTCCCAGTACCGGGAGTGCGTCGGCGTCGGAGGTGCCGCTGTCACACCGTCCAGCCTAGCGATCATGAACGCGCGTTCCCGGGTCTGCGGCACGCCGTACTGCTCGGAACGGATCTTGCCTGTCCACGTGGAGTAACCGTGAGCACTCCGCAGGACGGCGGCGCACGCCTCCCAGACCGGGAGGACAGCGCCCACCTGCTCCCAGACGATGTAGGTCGGCCGTCCGGCCAGGGCGACCCGGAGCGGTTCCAGCACCAGCCAGGTGCGCGGGTCACCGTCGTCCGGGCGAAACCGGGCGCCCCGGGCCACCTCGTCGATCCCGGCCAGCACCCGGTGCAAGTTCCGGCGACCCTCACCGTTACCGGCCGGGCTGAAGGTCTGGCACGGCGGGCTGCCGATGTGGATGCC